AATCAGCTACTGCAAGAACTGGACAAGGACAATGTCAGTTTGTACTTTTTGAAGGTGCAACATTTAATTATGGTGAAGTAATTATAGCTGATGGTGCTAATAAGCTTTGGTCTTTTAGAATGGAAGGCACAGGAGCTTTAAATACTAGAACATTTTTTACTCATGAAATAACTGTAGACGGTACTAATGGAGTTAAATATATAACCATACATGACCATCATTTAATTGCAGCAGGAGTAGAAAATAATTTAAGCACAATATATTATAGTGTTTATAATGACCCTGATAACTTTACAGGTTCTGGTGCAGGTTCTGTAACTATATCAGACCAAGTACAAGGCATTAAAGGATTTAGAACAGACTTAATAGTTTTTGCTGAAAACAGCATACATAAACTAATAAACATAAATGATAGTGCTAATATTCGTATAGACCCTATTACAGAAAACGTAGGGTGTTTAAGCGGATATAGTATACAAGAGATTGCTGGTGACTTATTATTTTTAGCACCAGACGGAATAAGAACAGTTGCTGGTACTGCAAGAATTGGTGACGTTGAGTTAGGTACAATTAGTAAATCTATACAACCTATATTAACATTACTAGCTCAAAGCATTAGTTCTTATAGAATTACAAGTGCTGTAATAAGAGAAAAATCACAGTACAGATTATTCTATAGTAATGTAAGTGCAGTAGCTTCAGGACAAAGAGGAATTATAGGAACACTCAGACAAAATGGTTTTGAGTGGTCAGAAACAAAAGGATTAGAAGTAACTGAAATAGGTTCAGGATTTGATAAAGATGGTATTGAAGCATATTATCACGGAAATAATACAGGTTATGTGCATATACATGATTCAGGTAATAATTTTGATGGGACTGATATATTAGCAAGATACAGAACACCAGACTATGATTATGGTGATTTAGGAACTTTAAAAACTTTACACTATTTAAAAGTTTCAGCAGGTTCAGAAGGTTTATCAACTCCAGAAGTACAAATGAGATTTGATTATGGAAGTGGAGATACTCCTCAACCAGCAGATAATTTTTCACTTGGTACAATAAATCCACCTTCATTTTTTGGACGTGCTGTGTTTGGAACAAATACTTTTGGAGCAACAGCAGACCCTATGATTAGGATACCATTACAAGGAAGTGGAACTTCCAACAATTTTACATTCATTTCAAACGATAGTAAACCACCGTATAAAATTAACGGTTTATATGTAGATTACATACCTTCAGGTAGGAGATAAAAACAATGGCAGGTTATATAAGACAAAGTACATTCGTAGATGGAGATACAATTACTGCTTCATTATTTAATAATGAGTACAATCAGTTAGTTAATTCATTTAGTAATACTTCAGGACACAAACATGATGGTACTACAGCAGAAGGACCAGTAATAGGTTTAATTGGAGATGCTGGTGAAACTTCTCCAAACAACAAAGTATTAATAGATACTACAAATAATTATATTGAATTTTATGTAGAAGTATCTTCAGCACCTGTACAACAATTATATATTGCAGATGGAGCTATTATTCCTGTCACAGATAGCGACATTGATTTAGGTACAACAAGTTTAAGATTTAAAGATACATATACAGATACTGTTACTACTACCGGTAATGTTAGTATTGGTGGTGATTTAACCGTTACAGGTAGTGCTACTATCTCAGGTAATCTTACATTCGGTGATGCAGATACTGATAGTATTAACTTAGCTGCTGAAATTGATTCAGATATTATTCCTAACACTGATGGTACATATGACTTAGGAAGTGCTACAAAAGAATGGCAAGACCTTTACATTGATGGTACAGCCAACATAGATAGCCTTGTAGCTGATACAGCAGATATTAACGGTGGTACAATTGATGGTGCTACTATAGCAACTTCAGATATTACTGTAGGTTCTGGTAAAACTTTAGACGTTTCATCAGGTACACTAACTTTAGCAGATGACCAAATCTCTGGTGATAAAGTTGAAGGCGGCACAATAGCTGCAACTACTATCACTACATTAACTTCAACAACTGGTAACATTACGACTGTAAATTCTACAACAACTAATGCTACTACAGTAGATTCTACAAACCTTGAAGTTACAAATTTAAAAGCTAAAGATGGAACTGCTGCAGGTTCTATAGCAAACTCTACAGGTGTTGTAACACTTGCAAGTTCTGTACTAACTACAACAGATATTAATGGTGGAACTATTGATGGTGCTACTATCGGTGGAACAACTGCAGGTGCTGTTACCTTTACAGATTTATCAGATGGCACAATAACTATTGCAGGTTTTGCAGATGAAGATAATATGTCTTCAAACTCTGCAACGCTTTTACCGACTCAACAATCTGTAAAAGCTTATGTAGACTCTCAGGTGACTGCACAGGACTTAGATTTCCAAGGTGATACCGGAGGTGCTTTAAGTATTGACCTCGACTCAGAGAGCCTTACAATCGCTGGAGGGACAGGTTTAGATACTGTAGGTTCAGGCAATACTGTAACAATTAATATAGATTCTACAGTTGCTACACTTACAGGTACACAGACTTTAACAAATAAAACCCTTACAAGCCCTGTAATCAATACAGGTGTTTCAGGTACAGCTTTCCTTGATGATGATACTTTTGCAACTGCAACAGCTAGTACATTAGCATCTTCAGAATCTATTAAAGCTTATGTAGATACTACAGTTGCTGCAACTAATGAAGTTGTTGAAGATACAACTCCACAGTTAGGCGGTAACTTAGATACTAACGGTAATGACATATTATTTGGCGATAACGACAAAGCAGTCTTTGGAGCTGGTTCAGATTTACAGATTTATCATGATGGTAGTAACAGTTACATTAAAGAAAATGGAACTGGAGCTTTAAATATTGCAGGGCAAGGTAATATAAACTTTACAAATAGTGCAGGTGATGAAACATATGCTCAATTTACATCTAATAGTAGTGTTAAATTATATTACGATAACGACCTTAAATTTACTACAACCTCAACAGGCATAAACGTAACAGGAACAGCCACAATGGATGGTTTGATTGTTGGAGATAGTCACACAATTGGTGATGATAATTTTGATAATTTATTAATTGAATCATCTTCGGGCGAAGGTATCCGCTTGATTGATAATCATGCAACAAATTCATTAAGTGTAGAGTCAAATGCTGGTTTTGTTTCCAAAACATTATTAGGCACTACTAGATTTTTTGTAGACAATTCATCAGGAGACATCTCCTTCTACGATGATACAAGAACTAGCCAAGCTCTATTCTGGGATGCAAGTGCTGAATCGCTTGGAATTGGAACGACTAGTCCTGATGAATTATTTATTTTACGCATTCAACAATAGCAAATAGAAGGGCATATATTGGTGCCACCGAAACAGATGGAAATGGAAATGCTTTGGTTTTTGCAAGTAATGCTAGTGGTGCAGATGCTACTGAGGTTATGAGAATAGATACTAGCCAAAACTTTTTGGTGGGTAAGACTGCTGCTGATGCTGGAGCTACCGTAGGTTTAGAATACACTGTTAATGATAAACTTTATGTAACAGACAGTGCTAGTTCTGCTATTAGTATGAATCGTTTAGCTTCTGATGGAAATATAGCTGTCTTTAAAAAAGACGGCTCAACAGTTGGAAGTATTGCTACTAGAGATTCAGGTGCATTAGAGATTGGTTCAGGAGATGTTTATCTACAATTCAATGGTGCAAATGATTGGATAAAACCAGTTGATGGTTCAGGTAATAATAAATCAGGCGTAGACTTAGGAACAAGTGGTGCAAAATTTGATAACCTCTACCTTTCAGGTACAGCCACAATGAACGGTTTGACTGTTGATGGTGTTGGTCGTTTTGATAACTCAGCAACTACACCAGTTAGATTACAATTAAATAATACAGGTAGTAATGATTATGCATCAATTTATGCTGATACAGCAAGTGCATATAAAAATTTAGTATTAAATCCTAATGGTGGCAACGTTGGAATTGGAACGACTAGTCCTGCACATCGTTTGGAAGTAAAACAAAACTCTGCATCTGCTTCACCATCATTAAGATTGACACCTC